GATTGGTTTCCGGTAATCTTCCTCTTTGAAGATAATCGATATATAATTTTAATAATGCAGGATACCAACCGCCTTTAAAGTTGGTTACGACCTTTCTGTTTGTGGCGTTAACTAACCTTCTTTGAATTAGTTCGATAAATTCTAAGAAAGATAATTTACTTATATCACCAACCCCAAATTCATTTGCTACAATCGGCTCGAAATAATCATCACCACCAACAATATAATAAGCACTAATTACTGAGCCGTATTTCAATCCTTTAGGTAAATAAATTTCATATTTGTTATTGGTGTTAACACTATAATCAGTTCCGGGTTCTAATGCGATACCATCGACTAAGATTTTTACTTCCCTTACATTATTTATTTTATAGTTTAATCTATAAACATATTTGTTTGCACTATTATTATAATAAACTTTACCACTATTAAAACTATCAACTCTTACAATCTCACTTCTTGCTGCAATACTTGTAGCACCTGTAACCGTAAGATATGCTACTTGAATATACGCATTGGTTGTAGATTGATTCATTTGCGCTAAGTATGCGATTACTTCAGGGTTCTGAATTACAATTTGTTGTGGGTTATTTGGGTCAAGAATATAGTCGGCTATAAACTGATTCGTTCCTTTCGTTAATGCAATACCATTAATAGTTACCTGTACGTCACCATTAGGTGCTGTTGGTAACGGAATAGTTGTTCCAACAAGATTTGGTTTTATTCTTGTTACCATGTACTTAACAGTGGTAGTTATACCTGTCTGTGTTGTTACACCAGAATAAAGATAAGTTGCTTCAACAACATCTCTCCGATTTCCGATGTTCTGAGCATAAGCACCATTCAATGTAAATGAGTTGCCTGAAATGAAATAATCGGCTTCTGTGAGTTCCTCATAAGTACTTCCACTGGTAGTACCACTTGACTCTTTTGGCGCATTTAAAAGAATACCATTAAATCTAACCTCTAAATCACCTTGTGCTGTATCAAAAGCAGATGGTAATGTAAATGTATTTTGTGATGCGCTTACGCCCAATGAAATATTAACATAACTAATGGGTAGTGTAAAACCACTTGAATTCGCAGGGAAATCGGTGTTTTTTATGTAATCAAAAACATCGTATTCGATACCACGAGCAATATCTAATGCTACATCAACTTCTTTCGTATTGATTACAAGTTTACTATCTTCTTGGTAATATTGTGGTGTGCTATAATGAATTCTTGTTGTACTACCTGTTTGTTCCCAACTTTTTTTATTGTCAACAGTTTGATTCAAATCAAAACCTACGCTTCTAAACACATTAAGATAATCTTGTCCACTATCAGTATTTCCGCTAATTTGAAAATAAAAACTATTTGTCTCTAATGGTGCAACAGGATAGCCTTCTGTATCATATGGTAATGAATTTGAAGGGAAATCCGCTTGACTTAATGTTACTTCTCTTGGGTCAATTTTACCGTCCACAGTATAAACATATTCAGTTATATTAATAAATGGCTCTGGTATTCCAATCAACAAGAACATTGATTTGATTGCTTCACGAGTGCCTTTAGACTTCCAAAAGTAATTAGTATTCATTATGATACGTCTCCAAAGTTCAATGTTTACTTCGGCAGGTAAAAGGTCGGTTTTTAAATTTCTTTCTTGGTCATCGATAGTTAAGAAGGTATCAACCAATTCGGCTTCATTAACTAAATTAAAATATTCCCAACCAAAAGTTCTCGCCAAATTACTTATTAGTTGGTCCGGAATATTATTTTGTTTATTATATGTTACTGTGTTAATATAAACTAAAGAATCTATGAACTCTCTTAATTGGTCGAATTCCCAACCATAAACCCTTAATAATTTACTCATTTTACCGTCTTCGGTAAGGTCATATGTTTTTAATGATGTCGGTGTTAAGAATCTTGCGATTAAATCTGTCTTAATACCATCATATTTAGCACCGATAGTTAAAAGTATTTCTAAAAATCTTTGATATGATGCGTTACTTATGTCAATATTATATCCGTCAGTTGTAGTCCATAACATTTGAGCATTCCCATATGTTATGTTACCGTCATCGAGAAGTGTTGGTTCGTTTATTGTAAATCTAAAACCTGTTGTCCCATCTCTTTGGGAAACCATGTATTGTTCGTAAGCATCTAATAATGCCCTGAATTCCTCGAAAATTAAATTATTGGGTTTAATGTGAAAGCCAAAAAAACCAGTTGTACCTGTATTAAATGGGAAAGGATTTCCTTGTGTTTGAACTATCACATACGGAACACCTGATGTATCACCGCTAAATCCAATTACCTGAAATGAATCATCGGGTAAATATTCTGACCAAACAACATAATCTTCATAAGATAAATTCAAATTCCTTAATGCAATATCATTAGGTTCACTTATGTTTCCCGCATTAAAAACCAATCCGAACGTATTCTGTATATATTCGGAAGGGACATAAAATTGTGCAATATCCTTTAATGGATTATATGTAAAATTAAAGAAACTTGCATTACCACCAGGAATTGCATTTGAATTTCCGAACAAACTTGCAGGATATTTCAAAATAATATCTTCGACTGCAACTCTTAGAAATTCATATGCTGAACCAAATCTAATAAATGTGTTAAGGTCGGAATCATTGAGATTTAATACAGCACTTACACTATAATTATGTAGTATTGTCGATTGGACTTCATTAACACCAAGAGTCTCTAATGTGACGGGGCGTACAAAGGTACTTAATGTGTTACTATAACTCCTAAAACTTCTACCGTCAAAATTTGAGGTGACTGCGAAACTACCGAACTGAAATATTGTTTCGGAAGCCGTATTGTTAAAATTACTACCATTTAAATTCTGGTCGAGATTTCCATATAATCTATTTTGGTCGTCACCAATTCTTGCTTTTACTTTTGCCACAGTGTTACGATTTACTATAAATACGATAAAATAAAAAATCCCAATTCATTACATCGGGATTTTTCTGTTATTTTTCGCAATAGAATTATTGAACCTCATCAATCACATCATTAAAGTTTTGTGTTTCGTCAATATTGGTTCTAATTTCTTTCACTTCATACAACGGAACATCGGTTACATTATCCTTAATTTCAAATAAATTAAATTGATGTGTGATGACACGATTTTCATCGTAATATGTTAATATACCCTTCTGAACATCCTTAACTTGTTCACCTGCAAGAATATTCGCAAGGCTATCAATTGTGTTTTGAACTAATTCGAGTTCCATCACAAGTGGCGTAAAAAATGTGTTGGATAGTAATATTGTTTGTCCGGGCGTACCTATAAATGGAAGTACATTTGGTTTTACATCAGAAGAGCTGCTTGGGGTTAATTGTAGAAATAATAATGTCCCTGCATCATCAAAACGATATCTAATTGCCCTTTGACTGGTATTACCAACGTTTTCACTAATTGGCACAACCTTATTTGCGGTAGCCACATACCTAACAACGTTTCTTAACTTAGCACCATCATCAGTTATATATTCAACACGATAACCCTGTAATGCGTTATTTGCTCTCATGGTCTCAGGCAATGTATTGATATCCAAAACAATTCCCTTAACGCTTGGGAGTGAAGATAATACACTACAATCAACGATTACTGTTGGTGTCACCAATGGCTTTATGTAAATTGTATAGATACCCAAAGCATTAAAAATGCTTGCAGGTAATTGCAGATTATATAATCCTTCTAAGAGATTTTCATTACCCACTATTTGTTCATCATCAGGAAGATAATTATATGAAAGAATATCATTTGGATTTAAAGTAAAAATCGCATTATTCGATGTCTCTCTGTTTGGAGTATAATTATAATAAATGCTAATGTCGTTAAGATTAACATCTGAGGGTCTTACTATGCCATATGTACCAATTGCCATGTTTACGTGTTTTTCTCTATATTAAAAAAGCTACCTGCCGCATATGTTTCCAAATCAACCAAACTTTTTATATATTCAAGTCTATAATTTTTATCAAATGCCGATAATTCTTGTCTTACTATAAATACATCATCATAAATTTTAGACTTGAATATATAAAAAGTTTGGTTGATTTGGAAA